CAAAAGTAAAAACCGAAACACCAACACCTACAACCGAAAGCGAGGAATAGGCCATGGCCATATTCTTAAGTAATGGAGTGGTCGTAACCCTTAACTCGGTCGATCTCTCAGATCACGTAACAAGCGCAACTATTAACCGCGTATTTGAGGAGCTCGAGGTAACCGCTATGGGCGACTCAGCTCGTAAGTACACCAAGGGACTCGAGACATCGACGATTACTCTTGATTTCCTAAACGACACCGCTACCGCTGAAGTCCTACAGACTTTGCAAGCTGCATGGGGTACAACAGTACCGCTAACTCTAAAGCAAACAAGCGCAGCGATCTCAGCGAGCAATCCTGAATATCAGACTACGGTACTTGTAAACAATACTACCGACATTAACGGCGCGGTCGGAGACATCTCAACTCAGAGCATTACATTTACTTGTAACTCTGTAATCACAGTAGACACAACCGTATAACCAAAAAGAAAAGGGGCAAATCAAATGGCACGACTCAAAATAACAAGGGCTACCGGCGAAGTTACCGAGCATCAAATAACGCCGCGAATTGAATATGCCTTTGAATTGTATGCAAAAAAAGGTTTTCACCGTGCTTTTAGAGACGATGAAAAACAGACCGATTTGTACTATTTATCTTGGGAGTGTTTAAGAGCTAGCGGCGAGGTTGTAAAAACTTTTGGCCCTGATTTCTTAGATACGTTATCCAAAGTAGAAGTAATCGACGATCTACCTTTAGCTTAGGGCGGGACTCTGTAACTCATTTGGTAGCGCAACTATCGATAAGGTTACAGATCCCGCCTCAAGCGGTACTCGATCTCGATACCGAGATGTTTAAGATGTTAATTAAAGTGTTAAACGAGCAAGCGGAGGAGGCCCGTAATGCCAGTCGCAATAAAAGGCGTACGCGAAACGGTTAAGGCACTCCGTAAGCTTGATCCTGAAATGTTAAAAGAGATGAATAAAGAAGTGCGCTTGGCTATGACTCCTATCCGTGATAAAGCTCGCGGGTATGCTCCATCTCCTCAGCCGGATAATCTTTTCAACTGGAACGAAAACACCGTAGGGCGAAAGATTACGGCGCGTAGCTCCATGTTTAGGACTTTTAATACTGAGGGCCGCGCTCGTATGTTTCCACTCTATGACGTAGATACAGTTAAAAAAGGGATCTATTACTCTCAGGCTCCAAGTAAGAAAAACCGTAACGGATGGCAAGCTCTTTACTTTGTAGCTAATAAGTCTGCCGCCGGCGCTATTTATGAAACCGCCGGGCGAGCTAGTGAGCCATCTAACCGAGGTTACCGATCTAATAACCCGGGAGCAGGTGCTCACTTTGTTAGCCGTATGGGGCCTCTTTATGGAGACAAGCAAGCCGAGCGCGGACGTATGATCTATCGCGCGTGGAAAGAGGACGAGGGTAAGGCTCAAGATGCCGTATATAGAGCTATTGAAAAGACGGTCGATAATTTTAATAACGGCCGTTACGGCGTAAGCACTTACGGTTTGGCCGCATAATGGCTAACTTACCTAATCTAATTGTATCGGCGGTAGCCGAGTGGAACGGTAAAGCTCTTACCAAGGGCACTACTCAAATAAGCAAGTTTAATAAAACCGTTATGGGCTTGGGGCGTACCCTTGGAGTTACCTTTAGTGCCGCTGCTCTTTTGGGTTACTCTAAAAAAGCGGTAGCCGCTTACGGCGAGCAGATCGCAGAGGCTAAGCGCCTCGATACCGCGCTACGTAATCTCGGCTTTAATTTTGCTACCGCTGAGGCTGAGGGCTATATAGATACCGTTGAAAAGGTAACGGGTATAAATCGGGATCAGCTGCAACCCTCATTTATCCAATTAGCTCAGGTAACAGGCTCTACTACTTATGCACAGAATATGCTCAATACCGCGCTAGATATTTCAGCGGGTACGGGTATGGATTTAGCCAGCGCTACCAAAATATTAAGCCAAGCATATGTAGGCAACTACAAGGGACTTAAGCAATTAAACCTAGGCCTAACTAATGCAGAGCTGGCTACTAAGTCATACCTCGAGGTAGAGAAGTTAATCGCCGATCAATATGCCGGCCAATCTAAAAACGCGGCAGACTCTTACGAGGGCTCACTTAACCGCCTTAAGATCGCAGCTGAGCAAGCAAGCGAGCAGATCGGCCAATCACTCGTAGCAGCTCTTAGCACATCATCCGGCGGTATGGATAAGCTCATCGATAAGGTCGATAGCGCCTCCGACTCTATATCCGGGCTTATCACTAATGTTTCAACTTTGGCTAAAGATCTAGGCGATTTATTTTCAGGCATACCGGGCGCGGGTGTATTAGAAAATGCTTTTAGAGGAGTTAAAAATTACCTAGGTACTTTTTCTATAGGTAACTTACGTAATCTTGTAGATCAGGTTAAAGGCCGGCAAGGCGGTTTCCCTCAAGGTGTACCTCAGGATCTAAAAAATCTGCAAGCTAACGCCGAAAAGGCCAAGATGGATAAAGAGGCGGCTAAGCGCCAAAAGGAGTTATTAGCCCTACAGAAAAAAGCCGAGCTCGCTAAGAAAAACGAGCTATCTCTATCTAAGGCCGCTGCTCAATTTGATACTACTCGTATCTCTATTGCGGCAGCTCTTAGAGCTACATACGACAAAGAGACACGCCTACGCCTTGAGGCCATGATGGCTATCGAGGATGAGGACGGTACAAAGGCTTTAGATCGTATTGAGCAATTAGGTATCCTTACAAAGGCTAAGCAAGCCGAGAAGTTAAACGGCCTTAAGGGCATTACTGAGACCGAGTTATCCGGGCTCAATACGACACTTATGGCCGAGCTATCTAAAATCGAGTCTGCTAAAAATGCTAAATTAGCAGCTATTAACGCCTCAGGGGCAGATCAAGCGGCCAAGGATGCAGCTAAATTACAAGCTATTGCCGATGCAGATGCGGCAGAGGCCGCGGCTTTTGCTAAATATAACGATGCTTTAACTAAGCAAGGCGGCCTAAATGATCTAAGTTTTTACTCAAAGAAAACTCAGATTAGTACGCTTGAGATTTTAGAGTTAGCCTCTATTGAAACGACGACGGCAGCGCAATTAGTAGCCGATGAAATCGCTCTAGCCGCTGGGTTAAAGACCGTAGAGGAGATCGCCGCAGCTCGTAAGGCAGCACAAATAGCAGACGATGAGGCGATAGCAACGGCGGCGGCAGCTCGTAAGGCGGCCGAGGATCAAGCTACATCCGATTATTTTGCAGGGCTTAGAGATAAAACTACGGCAGCTCTTACGGCTAATACAGATTTAACTACGGCTAAATTAAACAGTATTGCAACGGTGGCAGCGGCCGAGGCCGAGGCTAATGCCTCAGCTATTGCAGGTGTAGAGGCTTTAGCTACGGCTATTAAATCTATCCCGCCGTATCCAACGTGGACACCGCCACCGCCAAGCGAAATGCCGGGCGCTCCATTTATCGAAACCGTACCGGGATCGGGCTTATACCCTGAGTTACCTCCTAGCTTGGGAGGTTTACTCGGTGATATGCCTACGTTGCCGGATTTATTTGATGGCCTCTATATAGATCCGACTTTAGTAAACCCGGGCGGGGGTGCAGGTAACGGCGGTAACTACACAATTACCATTAACGCCGGAGCTATCGCCTCTCAAGATGAGTTTTCTGCTCTGCTCCAAGAGACAATCCAAGGACTCAACCGTAAGGGTGATCCATTATTTACGGCGGGTACCTCATGACCGTACCTGTAATTAACGCGCTCATTAACTTTTCTACGGGGCCCTCTTTTGGTCAGGCGATGATCTTAGATAGTGGCGTTTTAGGTACTAACGTACTCTCGGACACTAATACCCTTATCGTCGATATATCTAACGTAGTCGATAGCGTTACGACTATGCGCGGTCGTAACTTACAGGCCGACGTATTCCAAACAGGTACGCTCACTCTGAGGATCGTCGATCAAAATGGAGACTTTAACCCTCAAAATCCTAATAGCCCTTATTACGGCTTACTTACTCCTATGCGTAAGGTACAAATTACGGGTACATATAACGGCACCGAGTACCCTATGTTTAGCGGCTTTATTACTAGCTACACGACTACGACTCCTAAGATGGCTACAGATGTTGTATACACAACTATTACCGCGGTAGACGGCTTTAGGCTTTTCCAAAATAGTCAGATAACAAATGTAACCCTAGCCTCAGCCGGTGACCTACCCGGCGAGCGCGTAAACGCTATCCTCGACGAGATCGCTTGGCCTCCATCGATGCGCGAGATCGAGTACGGTGACACTATTTTTCAGGCAGACCCGGGCACCTTACGTACGGCTTTATCAGCTCTACAAACCGCCGCTATATCAGAGTACGGTGCTATCTATATGGATGCTCGAGGATTGGTAAAGCTTAAAGACCGCGCCTATTGCATAGAATCTCAAACTATCCCACCCGTAGTTTTTAATGATAACGGCACCGAGATTACTTACTATAACGCCGTATGGCGCTTAGATGATACTCAGGTATATAACTCGGCCTCTATTACCAAAATAGGCGGTACGGCTCAGCTCGCTCAGGATGAGGCCTCTATCGAGGAGTATTTTGTACACTCCTATACTCAGCAAAATCTAGTAATGGAAACCGATCAAGCCGCGCTCGATTACGCTCGAGCTTATGTAGCAAGCCGTAAACAAACTCGTACGCGATGCGATGCTATCGAGCTAGACCTTTATACCGAAAACTATAACGATGGCATTATCGCCGCGCTCGATTTAGATTTTTTTGACCCTGTAGAGGTTACGACTAATCAACCTGGTAACTCGACTCTGCAACAAACTTTACAAGTGTTTGGCGTAGCTCATCGAGTAACGCCTAGCTCATGGAAAACGACATTTACAACTCAAGAGCCGATTATCGACGGCTTTATACTAAACTCAACACTATACGGCGTGCTCGATACATCCGTATTAGCATACTAAGGAGCAGGTTATGGCAGCTGGACAAGGTTTTAAGACCTTTGTAACGGGTGAGGTTTTAACCGCCGGTGACGTAAACGGCTACCTCATGCAAGGTATTAACGTATTTACAAATGCAACGGCTCGAGATGCGGCTATCACCGCACCGGCTGAGGGGCAATTCGCATTTACAAAAGATAATAACTCTTTATGGTATTACGACGGTGCAGCTTGGGTAGCCTCAGGTGCTACAGGTGACATTGAGGGAGTAACCGCGGGCGTAGGTATCAGCGGTGGCGGTACAAGTGGCACCGTGACAATTACAAACTCAATGGCTACGGCTATCGATGCTAAGGGCGATCTCGTTGCAGGTACGGGCGCGGATGCGTTCAGCCGTCTAGCCGTAGGTGCTAATGGCACAATATTAACGGCAGACTCGGCAGAGGCTACGGGCTTGAAATGGACAAGCGTTGCAAGCGGTGCTTATACCGCATTAGCAACTACGACATTAAATAATACGGCGACGACTTATACCTATAGCTCATTGGGAGGTTACAAGCATCTCGTGCTGGTCGGTAATGGATTACAAACCTCAAATGGCGGAGGTGGAGATATAGGTTTGCAATTTAATAGTGACACAGGTGGTAATTATTATTGGTCTACAGTCGGTAGTGATGCAGCTGCTGCCTTTGGGCTAGGATTTAATTCACAACCTAGAATAGCATTGTATAGACCTTTGGGATGGGATGGCGATCCATCATCAAGATTTGGTAGTTTTATGATTACTATTCCATTATACGGATCAAGTCAATACAAGTCTGCACAAGCTCAATATGGCTCTTTTGCAGGTGGCGTGCAAAGACACGCGACTACTACTGGATATTGGAATAGCACGAGCGCAATTACATCAGTTACTCTTTTTGAGACTTCTTCAAGCAATTTTAAGGCTGGCACATTTACAGTATACGGAGTTAATTAATGAAAAAAATTGAAGTAAATTGTGAAACAGGTGTAGAGACTTTGTTAGATCTTACCGAGGATGAAATTGCAAGCGTAAAAGCCGCTGAGGCACAAACGCAATTAGAGCAAGCCTCCAAAGATGCAGCTAAGCAAGCCGTACTCGATAAACTCGGGCTATCGGCAGATGAGGTAGCGGCGCTACTCGGATGAGTCTTACAAGCTATAACGGATATCCGGCCTCTAAAGATCCAAAAGAGATCGGGATAAAGTCGTACTCAGTAGACGGTACGGCTTTAAGGCTAAGGTGCGCTAATAGCGTGGGCCCGCTATTGGCCGCCTTTGCCGCCGAGTTTCATAAGCTAATTGAGCCGATCGATGGCGGGACGTTAGACGATTGGGGCTACGCTTTTCGTATGGTACGCGGTACGACGGATCGCTTATCGTGTCACTCAAGCGGCACCGCTATCGATCTCAATGCGACTAAACACCCTTTAGGCAAGATCGGTACTTTTCCCGCTGAAAAGGTACCTATGATCCGGGCGCTCGCTAAAAAATACGGGCTTAAGTGGGGCGGCGATTACGTAAACCGTAAGGATGAGATGCACTTTGAGATAGAGGTAAGTGCCACTAAGGCAAAAGAATTAATTACAAAGTTAGGGTTAGAAAATGCCTAAATCGACAGTAGCTACAGTAACTACAACGGCCTCGATCGTTGTGCCCGCATTACCCGGCGATCAGAGCGTTTATCTGCACTCGGCTAGCGGCACTCTTTATATCGGTGGCCCGGATCTAACCGCCGCTAATGGGTACCGTATGGATAGCGGAGACAAACTAACTATTATGGTAGGAGATCACGAGCCTTTATATGCCATTACCTCATCCGGCTCGGCTACTTTGTACGTTTTATCTCAGATTAACTAGGAGGCAATAATGAATAAAAAGCAATTACTCGAAACCGCTAAATCATATGTACGCCACGCGATTACGTGCGTAGGTGCGCTTTATCTTTCAGGTATTACAGATCCTAAAATATTGGCTAATGCGTTTATCGCGGGGCTAATCGGGCCATTACTAAAGGCTCTTACACCGTCCAAGAGTGCTATCGGCGTAGGGGTAAAGTAGTGGAAAGAGCTCAGCTCCTAATTGGTATTGCCTTGGGGGTAACGACCATTTTGGGGTTAGGGGCTGGGCTCATCCGTCATTTTGTTAAGTACTATCTAGCCGAGTTAAAGCCGGACGGTAACGGCGGGCATAACCTAGCCGGGCGCGTTGAGCGTATCGAGCAGCGGGTAGACCGTATCTATGAGATTTTGCTCGAGGATCGCCTAGCCAAGTAGCGACACGCCAAAAGGCTATACGCTTTCATTTGTGACATTTTGCCCTCATACTGATACTACAAACGCTGAGAGGGCTACTCGGTTAGTAGCTTGATCGGCCTTAACAAAGGGCTAAGTAATGAATAGTTTGGATGTATTAATAGGGTTATTTGCTTGTTTTATGGGCTTTATGTTTATGGTGATCGGCTACTCGATAGGTCACCGACAAGGCCACGGCGAGGGGTTTATCCGCGGTCGTGCTATCGCTCAAGCTCTACGCGATAAGGAGCTAATCTAATGAGTTTTCTAGATAACTATGAGGATGTAAACGCTCGTATTAAGCGCTTTAGATCAGAGTTTCCAAGCGGTAGATTAATCGCCTCGATCGAGCACATCGACGTAATGGCCGGTACCGTGTTAGTTAAAGCCGAGGCCTACCGTGAGTATGAGGATCAGGTACCGAGCGCCGTCGATTACGCTTTTGGTAACGTATCGACCTATCCAAATAATCTCAAAAAATGGTTTATAGAGGACACGATTACAAGCGCTTACGGTAGGTGCATAGGCCTACTTACTCCAAGCCTCGACCATAAGGCGCGGCCTACGGTGCAGGATATGGAAAAGGTAGAAAACCTACCCGCTGATCCTGATCCATGGAGCACTAAAGCCTCTATCGAGGATATGACCACTATGGCAAGTGCGGTGCTAGAGATCGGTAAAACCTTAGGCGGTGAGCAGATAGCCGAGGCTCCTCGATGCCCTCATGGCACGATGATTTGGGCGACCGGCGAGGCGAAATCTACGGGTAAGCCGTGGGCCGCGTACAAGTGCACCGAGCGGGTACGAGCTAATCAATGTAACCCGGTATGGCACGTGCTCAACTCTCAAGGTAAATGGGTACCTCAGGTTTAGAGATGGGCGAGATAACTTACATAAAAGACGGTATCGCTACGACTATCCACGATAACGGAGATATGACCGTAGTAGCTGCTAAACAATGCGACGAGTGTTACGAGTGGCGTACAGAGCTGGGCGGTTTCAATGTCCGCGATGTAGCCGGTGAGGTCGTCCTATGGTTATGTGCACAATGTCGCGCGTAGCTAAAGTAATACTCGATAGGTCGCAGGAGATTACCGCTCATCGAGTAGGGCTCGAGCGTACGATTATACGTAATGCTTATCCAAGCGATGCGAGCAATTTTGGCCAAAAGTATAGTAATTGGCACGAGCTCGTATGGCAGGAGGCCGAGGGGGCAGGAGCCGAGATCGCCGTAGCTGCATATTTTGGTGATTTTGGCTTTAAGCCGGCTATCGATAACGGCCACGATACCGCCGATTTTGCAGAAAATATCGAGGTTAAGTGGACTAAACACGGTAACGGGCATTTAATTCTACAAAATAGAGGGCCGGGTAGGCCTAACGATGTAGCTGTATTGGTTACAGGTTATAGCCCGGTGTATACCTTGCTGGGATGGATGCCGGTACATATGGCTAAGCAACCTCGATATAAACACCCTCATCAAAATAACTATTGGGTACCTCGAGCTAGTCTATTTGAGATGCAATATCTAAAGAGGTCAAATTATGGCGACATATAAAACTAAGTGCCGCCTATGCGCTCGCATTACTGAGCATATTGAAAGAGTCGTAACCGATAACCTGCCACCGTACGTTAAAACGCTCCAATGCGTTAAGTGCGGTGTTATGGGTGTAGTGATGTTGGAGGACGTAAATGTTACTGAAATTGCATAAATTAAAAGACGATTTAATAGTAATACAAAGTGAGGGTTATTCCTTTAATATCATCCATAACCTACAAAAAGAGCTTTGGAAAGCTGCCGAAATACGCTCAATTATAATTAGTCAGGACATCAATAATGCCAACTTATGAGTATGAGTGTATTAGCTGCAATATCCGCTACGAGACAGTAGAAAAGATAGCCGAGCAAGTTACGCCTTATTGCTGCAATTTGGCCATGAGGCAGATCTACCACGCGCCGGGTATTAGCTTTAAGGGTACGGGATGGGGCCACCAATGATTACCGTACTTATGGGAGCACCCGGAGCGGGTAAATCGACGTGGGTAGAGGAGCATTACGAGCACCCTACGCACATATTTAACACCGAGGCGGTGCGTACGAGGCCCGGTATAGACGTGCAGGGCTTTATGAGGTACGAGCGTGTTAAAGCTATTAAAGCTGCTCAATTAGGGGTAGATGTAATCGCAGATGGTACGCATACGATCCCGGGACATAGGGCCATATGGTTACAAGTAGCTAAGGATCTAGGCATCGAAACTAAAATAGTGGCATTTGATACGCCTTTACTTACGCTATTGCGGGTACAAAGAGGCCGCGTACATCCGGCACCGGATAAGGTCGTAATCGATCATTACCGGCGCTTTCAGATGCAAAAGCACGTAATCAACCGCGAGCCGTGGGGCTCTATCGAGCTAATAACTAGGGGTAAAGATGAGTAATTATGAGATCGAGGTAATTATTAAAACTTTCGACGATGTAGCAGCAGCTTTAGTGTTAATTCAAGATGCTCTTATCGGCTTAAATCAACGTATAACGGTGTTAGAAAATGAGTAAAACTAAGCAAAAGTACGCTTTCCACGTCGATTGCGTAGAGTGCGATAAACACTATTGTTTAAGAGATCAAGTAACTCAGATGTTTATAGTAGCCAAGCATCACGATCACACGACGATTAGCTCTCTTAACCCTAATGAGTGTGAGGCTATTTGTAATGAATAGTTATCCACATAAGTTATACACAGGTGTTAATAGCCTGTGGGACACGCTCAAGAGCACGCTCAATGTTGCATCATATTTGACTATAGGAGTACGCTCCATACTCGCAGGCGAGCCGCTACCGCGGATAGCTCGCAGGCGTAGTTTGGTGCTATTGGCCGCGCTATTTGTATTTAGCAATACAACAAATGCGATAGCGGTAAACACTACAAAAGATAAAGATAACTACAAGCTATACGCACATATGAAAGTAGTAAGTGCTAAACAGTTTAGATGCCTTGAGTTATTGTGGAATAGCGAAAGTAGATGGGATCCAAGAGCTGCTAACCCTAAGAGCTCTGCATATGGGATACCACAAATGCTAAGACTAAAGATCCTCGATCCTTATCGCCAAATAGATATAGGACTTAAATACATCGCACATAGATATAAGACACCGTGTAAAGCGTGGATACATCACCAAGCTAAGGGA